CATCCTAAACACATTGATTCAGAAATCATTAAGATTATGCTAAATGCTGATGATACAACTAAAAATGCAGAGAAGTACATGCTAGGAATGTTATAAATTTTTTGTATATTATATGTATGAAGTACATACATATATCACGTATTAATCTTTCAACCATGTTACAGGTATGTCTCATTGTGATGTGCCTGTTCTTGCTTATGAGAAAACCTACACAGGTTTATCCAGTAAGTAAACAGAAAACTATTGAAAGAAGAATTGAAGGTAAAGAGACTGTAATTAAGGAGCAGGGAAAAGTAATTGACAACAGCAAGTCAATTATTGCTGAACTTAATCACGGTCTTTTTGATTTACAAGCACAACTAGATGATGTAAAAAATTCTAGAGATACCTTCAATATTGTCCAGATTCAGGACACAATGATCCATGTACTCTATAAAAGAGACAAAGAAAAGGATGCTATTATAGCAGCCCAGGATACTATTATAGTAGCACAGAGATATATCATTAATTCTCAGGATACTATTATAACATCACAAGCTTTTGATATCAAAAAACTAAAAAGACAGAGAAACATTTCTTTGTTATTAAATGGATTATTAACTACAGGTTTAATTATAAAATAATGGAAGTAGGACAATTAATACAATGGGGACTGATTGCAGTAACAGGTGTACTAGGATATTTTTTAAGAATGATCCACACAGATGTTAGAAACAATACAGAAAGTCTTGGTAAACTTAAAGGAAAAATTGAACTTGTAGAACAAGAATCAAGATTAAAGTATCAGGCAATTCAAGAGCAGACACAGCTTGAAATTAAAAACTTAGCTAGAACTGTTGGTGAATTATCAGATGCAGTTAAACAACTAATATTACAGAGATAATGGATACAACAGCAGTAGAAACAACAGCACCAGATTTTGGTGTATTTGCACAACTAGCAGACTATGGTCCGCTTGGTTTAGCAGTTTTAGCTCTTGGATATGTAGCTTGGATATTTATTAAAAGACACCTTGATGAATCTGCAAGACTAAAAGAAGAGCTTAAAGAAAAGAAAACAACAACTAGAAGAAAAACTAAGAAGTAATGTCATTTGGACCTTTTGAAGTATTGACTCAATATGGAGTATTAGGTTTTGCTGTTCTAGGACTAGGATATCTTTGTTGGATGTTCCTTAATAAACTAATTAAAAGTGAAGAGGACTATAGACAAAGAGTGGAAGAACTAGAAGGAGAATATAGAGAAGATCTAGAGAAAAAACTAGATGAAAGCACTGAAAGCTCAAAGAGTCTTAAAGAAACTGTATTGATGCTATTTGGTAAAAAATGAAAAAGAAATTACTTATAGTTGGTATACTATTTATTGCACTGGTGGTAATACAAATATTCTCTAGTGGTACAGAACATGTAGTTGTAGTAAAAGATAATATACAACTGACTGGAGAAAATAAACAACTTACTACAGCAAACAAGAAGTTAACAAGTAGTGTAAAACAACTAAAGGCTGAGAACCAAGAACTGGTAGAAGATAAAGCCAATCTTGAGAATATGGTAGCAGAAGTTATAGGAGATTTAGATAGTACAAAGTCTATAGTTAAAGACATTAAAAAAGAACTAGCACATGAAAAAGATATTAATGTTAAGCAGTCTACTGGTGACCAGTTTGATTTTCAGCCAATCAAACTACCCGCTGAAGACGGTAATCAAAGGTGACAGTGTAGTTATCTTGACTGTTAAACAGGCAGATGACATTAATAACATTTTTGAAAAACAAAAAGCTACTATTGCAGCACTTAAATTAGACATTGCAACTAGAGATAGTTTAATTGCTACCAAGGAAATTATATTACTAGAAAAGACACAGGTTATAGAGAACTTTGTTTTTGATACAGTAATAGCAAAGAGATTAGATATAATAGAACATTGGATATTAGATGCAGGTATTAACTCTACCTGGATTTATTACTCATGGGAAGACTCAACACTATATGCTGTAGATTTGAGCCAATATAAAGTAAGAAAGGATGATTATACTGGAGATCTTATATTCTATAGATGTGAAGAGTTAATACTTCCTTATGAAGATCAAGTTCAACCACCAAAAGGTTGGGAAACTGATATAGTTAAACCAAGGAGACCACGGGTAACTAAGGTCCCTATAAAAATGTAAATATGAAAAAATTTTTTAGAGAGTTAATCTCAGATGATAATCAGATTAATGAGCAAGCTTTTGTAGGTGTAATATCATTCTTTGCAATGGTATTTGTTCTATTTATTGATGTAATTACAGGAGTTATTGGTAATGAACTTATCATAAAAGAATTTATCTTTGATGGGTTTATGCTACTTACCTTAGGTGCATTTGGTATTACTACTGCCGGGCGCATCATGAGTTTAAAGAATAAAGCAAAGAAACAAGAAGAGACTTCAGAAGAAGTAGTAGATTAACCATATAAAATAAATAAAATGCAACTAAGTAAAAATCTAGCATTGTCAGAAGTAACAAGAAGTGAAACTGCAAAAAGAAGAGGTATCTCTAACATGCCTACACCAGAACACATTGAGAACTTTAAAAAGTTAGCTGAGAATGTGTTTCAACCAATCCGTGACCATTTTGGTGTTCCTATCCGTATTAGTTCTGGATACCGCAGCAAAGAACTTAATGCAGCTATTGGTGGCTCATTATCTTCACAACATTGTCAAGGTGAAGCAATTGATATTGACATGGATGGTACAACCATAACTAATAAGCAGATCTTTGACTTTATTAAAGACAACTTAAACTTTGATCAACTTATCTGGGAATTTGGAACAGATAAAAATCCTGATTGGGTTCACGTATCATATGAGTCTACAGGCAAGCAACGTAAGCAAATTCTCATAGCTAAAAGAGCTGCTGGTGGTAAAACCACGTATGTTCCATATAAATAAGTACGTATGAAATTCAGAAATGGTTGGAATACTTATACCAAACAATGGGATAAGTTGGCTATTAAAGTAAGATTCTCTTTTATTGACATCTTATCAATTGAGATAGATATATCTAGAGACTTTTATCTTTTTACAATTTTAAACTTTACTATCAAGAATAGATAGTATTATACAAGATACTGTAATCCAGGTACTTTCTGTGCCTGGATTTTTTATTTAAACAATATACATTTAAACTTATTTTGTATATTTGTTGTAAACCAATAATTTAAATATCATGGAAAATCCACAAGAAAAAGAGTTTACAGCTGAAGAACTAGCTGCTCAAAAAGAACAAATGCTTCAATTTTATACTGAGTCATTGCCATACTTAGAAGCACAGTTAAAGTATGAACAAACACTTGCTGCTATTGATGAAGCTAGATTTAAAAGAACTAACATTCAGATGCAGTATGCAATGATGGCTCAAGCTCAGCAAGAAATTGAAAATGATGAGACTGATATTGATAAAGAACCTGTTGCATCTGAACAAAGCAAAAGAAAGCTTAGAAAAGGATAGTCATGGCTTTAGTAAACCAAGTACAGAAGAAAGTAAGAATGCCTAAATGGGACATTGTCAAGTTCCAAATAGTAACTTATTGTTTCCTTAATAGAATTACTATTAATGAATCTGACTTGAATTGCCTTACACTTTTGAGTTTTAATCAACCTATTCAACTAACAGATTTTTGTTATGATGCATCTTCAGAAGAAGGATGGATTTTTAAATCTCCACAAACAGTAAGAAATGCAATTAACAAAGCTGAAAAACAAAATCTTGTAGTTAAGGATCCAGAAAATAAAAAACAAATTATGTTGAATCCTGACATAAAGATTCAAACAGAAGGTACAATTTTATTAGACTTTAAGTTTTTAGCTAATGATACCCAAGAAGCCTAACAAAGTTTATAAAATAGTTTCAGAAGATTTAAATGTACAAGAGAGTCTTGTAGAAGATATTGTTCAGTTTTATTATAAAGAACTAAGATCAAAAATGTCAAGTCTTAGTCATACAAGAATAAATGTTGAAGGATTAGGTCATATGATTGTAAAGTCTAAAATTGTAAAGAAGGCAATTACAAGATATGAAAAAGGACTAGTAAATCATGACACATCAACTTACAATGCATATCATAACAAAAGATCAATGGAAGAAAAACTTGTTCTTTTAAAAGAAATTGCAGAAAAGTTAGATAAAGATTTAGAAGAAAGAAAACAATTTAACCAACAAAAAAATGAAAGCAGCTCTAAAAGCAATTTGGGAGAACAAGAAAGCAATTCTTGAAGGCATTAAAAACTCTGTAGTAAGAGATGAGTTTGTAGAAGATGTTGCAAGAATGAGATATGATGTTTGTGATGATTGTCCAAGTAAAGGTAAAAAGTGTGCGGTAAAAGGTACAGGTCCTTGTTGTAATGAATGTGGATGTTCTCTTCAATTTAAAACAAGATCTCTTTCTTCAGAATGTCCTCTTGGTAAATGGCAAGCTATTGCTACAGAAGAGGAAGAAGATAAATTAGAAAAATTATGAGCATAGTATTTAATGCAGATGATCATAGCTACAAGAGTGTAGATCCCAATGATAAAATCAAGTGGGTTAGTGTGACTACCCTACTGTCTAGTCTTAAGAAACCTTTTGATGCTAAGAAAGTAGCAGAAAGAGTAAGTAAGAATAAAAAGTCTAAATGGTATGGGATTGATCCTAAAATCATTGTTCAGATTTGGGATAATGAAGCTAACAGAGCTACAACTCTTGGTACATTCTACCACAATCAAAGAGAAACTGATTTATGCTCACTTGCATCTATTGAAAGAGAAGGAGTAACAGTTCCTATTTTTAAACCGTTTGAACAACCTAATGGTTTAAAGATTGCTCCTGTACAAAAGCTTGATCCAGGCGTGTATCCAGAACATATGGTCTATCTTAAGTCAGCAGGCTTATGTGGCCAATCAGATTTAGTTGAAGTAGTCAATGGTAGAGTAAATATCATTGACTACAAAACTAATAAGGAGATTAAAACAGAATCATTTAAAAACTGGGAAGGAATGTCTGAAAAGATGCTTGCTCCAGTGGAACATTTAGATGATTGCAATTTTAATCACTATGCTTTACAGTTAAGCATTTACATGTATATTATCTTAAAGCATAATCCTAAACTTCAACCAGGAAAAATATTTATTCACCATATTATATTTGAAACAGAAGGTGAAGATCAATATGGATATCCTATTGCTAAATTAGATGAGAATGGAGAACCAAAGGTATTAGAAGTAATACCAATGCCAGTACCATATTTGTATGATGAAGTAATATCAGTTATTAATTATCTCAAGGATAATCCTTACATTATTAAAAAGAAGTAATATGCTAGTCAGACTATTTGACGTACAAAATGGTAAAGTAATTCCTACAGAACATTGCTATACATTAAAAGCACTTAAAGATATCATGGATAATTATCCAGATAATTATCTTAAAATTTATCTATACTTGTTCTATATGACATGTCCTAATCCAGATATGAATCCATTTTTTCATACTCCAGAACATGATAAAGAACATATTATTCTAAAAGAAATAGAAGCAGAATTTTCTACAGAGGATGATGATATACATACAGCTCTTTTATTTTGTGAAAGAATGTATGAAACACCTACATCTAGAGCATATAAAGGAATGGCATCCATGTTAGATAGATTAGCTAGATATATGGAAACAACTACTATTACTGCAGGTAGAGATGGAAATATTAATTCACTAGTAGCTGCCGCTAAAAACTTTGATCAGATTAGAGCATCATTTAAAGGAGTATATAAAGATCTTCAGGATGAGCAGTCAAGCAAAGTAAGAGGTGGGCAAGGATTAGCTTATGACAGTTAATTATGAGTGAGATTTATCAAGATATACCAACCTATGACAACGGAACATGGACAACCACAAGCTTTGAATCCAGACAGGACTTCAATAACTTCATATTTGGGCTTTTCAAAGAACCCGGTAAGTACGGATTCAACAATACAACTAATCAGGTATTTACATCTGAGTCAAGAAGGTTTAGAGATACAGGAGTATACTGCACAGCCCCATTCAAATCAAAAGACTTCATTGCCTATTGGGATGATCAAAAAGCAAAATGCCGAAAAGGAGTAATTGTAAAAGATAATAATAACATATGGTTTCTTGCAAGAGAATATTATATGTGGTTAAATTTCTTACCAATCTTTGATAAGGAACAACAGAAGTTTGACTTTGCTAAGATTAGGGATGCCCAGTATCATATGGCTCTTTATGAGTTATTAGCTGAATTAAACTATAAACATTCTGCTATTCTAAAGAAACGTCAGATTGCATCTTCTTATTACCATATGGGTAAGTTTATAAACCAGCAGTGGTTTGAAGCCGGTGTTACACTTAAGATGGGAGCAAGTCTTAAAGATTACATCAATGAGAAAGGATCCTGGAAGTTTTTACAAGAATACGCAGCCTTCTTAAATGAGCATACAGCATGGTATAGACCCATGTCTCCAGATAAGGTGATGATGTGGCAACAGAAGATTGAAGTAAGAAAAGGAGATAGAAAAACAGAAGTTGGTCTTAAAGGTACTATACAAGGTATGTCATTTGAGAAAGATCCAACAAATGGTGTAGGGGGTCCAGTAAAATACTTCTTCCATGAGGAGGCAGGTATTGCTCCAAAGATGGATCAGACATATGAGTATATGCGCCCAGCCATGAGATCAGGTATGGTTACTACAGGTATGTTCATTGCAGCAGGATCTGTGGGTGACTTGTCTCAGTGTAATCCACTAAGGGATATGATTCTTAATCCACTTTCTAAAGATATCTATGCTGTAGAAAGTAATCTTATAGATAATAAAGGAACTGTAGGTTTGTCAGGTTTGTTTATTCCTGAGCAATGGTCAATGCCACCATACATAGATGACTTTGGTAATTCACTTGTAGAAGAAGCATTAAAAGCTTTAGATGATCAGTTTGAGCAATGGAAAAAAGAGCTTTCTCCTGAAGACTACCAGTTACGTATTTCTCAGCACCCAAGAAATATTCAAGAAGCTTTTGCTCATAGATCTGTATCTGTATTTCCTACGCATTTAGTTGCTGCTCAAAACAGAAGAATTGAAGAGAAAGAATATGCTTATGAATTCTTAGACATCTTTACAGATGAGAATGGTAAAGTAGCTGTAAAGTCTACAGATAAACAACCAATTAAAGAGTTTCCAATAAGCAAGAAAACAGAAGATAAAACTGGTGTTCTTGTTGTATGGGAAAGACCTATAAAAGATCCTACATTTGGACAGTATTATGCTTCTATTGACCCCGTGTCAGAAGGTAAGACTACAACATCAGAATCACTCTGTTCTATTTATATTATGAAAGCTCCAGTAGAAGTTACTAAAGTTACTATGGGAGAAACAGAAACATACATAGAACCAGATAAAATTGTAGCAGCTTGGTGCGGTAGATTTGATGATATTAATAAAACTCACCAGAGATTAGAATTAATTATAGAATGGTATAATGCATGGACAGTAATTGAGAATAATATCTCATTATTTATTCAATACATGATCTCTAGAAAGAAACAAAGATATTTAGTACCTAAGAGTCAGATATTATTCTTGAAAGATCTTGGAGCCAATGCTAATGTATTCCAAGAGTACGGTTGGAAAAATACCGGTACATTATTTAAAGCTCACTTGTTAAGTTATGCTATTGAATATTGTAAAGAAGAACTTGATGTAGAAACCAAAACTGATGGTACTATTGTAAGGACAAAATATGGTATAGAACGTATTCCAGATCCTATGCTACTTAAAGAAATGCAAGAGTATGCAGATGGAGTCAACGTGGATAGACTTGTTTCATTTGCAGCACTAGTTGCATTCATGAGAATTCAACAAGCTAACAGAGGTTATGCTAAAAGAGTTATCATGGATGATGCCTCTAAAAACTTGCAAAAGTCAGATAATTTGTTTAAATTAAATAGAAGCCCGTTCCGTCATATGGGACGGAGTGGTTCAGTATTAGGTGGAGGTTCTCACAGATCTCCATTTAAAAATATTAAATAAGAGATATGCAAATATATAACGCCCTTCAGTTAAAAAAAGGAGCCAAAGCTGAATACAACAGATTGGGTAGTATTACTCAGCCCTTGCAATTTATCCCAAATAAAGAGAAGGATGATGAATGGGCAGCATGGAATTTAGACTGGCTTGAGTGGCAAGGATTAAAACAGATCCGTAGAAATGCCCGTAGATTAATGAAGAATTATAAGCTTGCAAAAGGTATTATTGATAGAACTGATTACATAGTAGAAGAGAATAATGAATATAGAGATATTGTAGAAACATTAGTAAAGGATGATCCGTCTGCATTAGAATTAAAATTCTATCCTATTATTCCCAATGTTATTAATGTTCTTGTAGCTGAATTTGCTAAAAGATCAACTAAATTAACTTATAGAGCAGTAGATGATTATTCATACAATGAACTGCTTGAACAAAAAAGATCAGCAATTGAAGAAGTATTGCTTCAAAATGCTGCTATAAAAATACAAGCTAAACTTATTGAGGCAGGATTAGATCCAAGATCAGAAGAAGCACAACAACAATTATCTACAGAAAATCTTAAATCATTACCTGAGATTGAGAGCTATTTCAAGAAAGACTATAGGTCAATGATTGAACAATGGGCTACTCACCAACATAAGGTAGATGTAGAAAGATTTAAAATGGATGAACTAGAGGAAAGAGCCTTTAGAGATTCATTAATTACAGATAGAGAGTTTTGGCATTTCCATATGATGGAAGATGACTATCAGGTGGAACTTTGGAATCCTGTAATTTGTTTTTACCATAAGTCTCCGGATGCAAGATATATTTCTCAAGCTAACTGGGTAGGTAAAACAGATATGCTTACTGCAGCAGATGTAATTGATAAATATGGTTATCTAATGAATGAAGAGCAGTTAGCTGCATTAGAGGCAATATATCCAATTAGATCTGCAGGATAT